TATCATTTGTTGATCTTAGCAATAGTTTTGCGTTTACTTTATCAATAACGCCACCATCCCAATCAGGCCAATCGTCTACATCATTTGCGCGGCCATCAACTAAATCAGCAGGATAATAACCTCGGGTAACAAAATAACGGCTTAGATCAAGTGAAAATACATTCCCTAAATCAAGCGTATTAGCAAATGCATAACTGCCAGAAGCTAATACGTTACCCACTACATCAAACACTGGCATCAGATCAACATCAACAACATCGTCTATGTCATCCGAGCCATCTAACGTCAATGCATCGTATTCATCACTATAGAAAATGTTTGTCCTAACGCCTTGGAATGGTGGTGCATCTTGATCTTCGCGCCGCGTTTGGATTGGTAACGGATCTAATGCATCAGGGAAATCTACAATTACGCTTGTTTCATTTGTGCTTTGTCTGCCGCCATCATCTTCAAATTTAACGCAGATTTCGCCCTCAATTAATGGAACAATAGCTTCGGTGCTGCTGCCAGATTTTGCTGGTATCAAGTCAACGCTATTGCTCCATGTACCAGTGCCATCGGTAAGGCTGCTATGGCGGATATGAATCTTGCCGCCGATTTTTACATCCAGATCTACAGTTTCAGTCCATCGCAGCCGTGCGCTATTTGCGCTGATTGGTTCAATCGTTAAACCTTGCACATTTCCTGGTACAGCGGTTTTACCAACTGCGGTGAAGGTGATTGTGCTTGGATCTGACGGTGCTTTTAACGCATTAAAGCTAAATACTTTTATTTCGTAGAATCCGTCTGATGTATCTATAATTTCGTAATTTGGCCCTAGAGCACTTGCTGTACGCCAATTGCCATTATCTACCCTGTATTGAATTAAATATTCGCTTACACCACGTATAGGTTGCCACGATACTGCAATTTTTACTGCGGCACGACCCGCCGCAGCGTATATAATCTCTTCTGCTTGCACCCCATCAGGTGGCGATGGTTTAAACGGTATTGCTGTTGTGTTAGGTCTTGTTAATTCTTGCCCAGATTCAATATAAGTATATTTGCTAGCATTATGCATTAATGCTGTCACGGCATAAGATGTTGGGTCTGCTTCAGTAATTGACAATACACGCCATGTAGTCGATTCAACTGTTGTATTTTGTATCATCCAAATGCTGTTAACATTTGGTGTTGTAGTTAATGCACTAGCAAGAGTTACAACTGCGCCCGCAACAGATAATATTGTTTTTGTTTCAATCGTGCCATTGGGCATTATTATTGACATTGTAGGGCTATTTGTAGTAGCTAAATCAGTATTATTTACATTATCAACTGTTATGGTAGTTGTAGTCGCAGCCGCTATCCTGCCGCCTCGCCGTACTGCTGCTTTAAGTGGATCTGCAATTTTTATGATTTGGCCTGGTCTTACAATAACTCCTTCAGATACACTAATTTTAAAATTTACAACGTCAGTTTCTTCAGTCTCAGAGTAAATAAGCCACCTACCCATCCGTGAGGCTTGCCCGCGACTGGTGCAAGCAAAAGCTTTAATCTGTGATGGTTCCCATCCGTATTTATTAATACCTACAGTGTCTTCTACAATTTCGTAGTTTATGTCTTGCGTTAACAAATCTTGATATGCCACTATCGCAGCAGTATGTCTATTCGTAATACTGCTGCCAGTATAATTAAAACCTTCTTCACCTACATTAGCCAGCGTAAATAAGCAAGCGGCATCTGCTGGTGCATCTTGGCTGATCGTTAGCGAACCAGTAGACCAATACGGCATTACCCGCATGACGCTACATAAATCATTTATTAATGTGTAAGCATTGTCTTGGTTTTGTATTAATGCATTACAGCTAAACCTAGGTTCTGTACCACCAAAACCATCTGCTACTAATGCAGATGCATATTTTGATGCTGTAAAAAATGAATAAGAATCAAGCTGGCTTTCGGCAATATGAGCACCCAACCCATATCTTGTATTTACTAATAAATCATATAAAATCCATGCTGGATCTGTTGTCCATGCTTTTGTTGCTGCAAACGTACCATTAAAGACATAAGGACTAGGATAAATAATTCTCCCATTTGTTTGATCAACTGTTACACCAGTTGGGATTTTTACTTTTATGCCACGAACTCTGTAAGATCTTGCTGGAATTGAGCTATAATTTTCAGCATCAAACCTAATCGCAGCCAACGCAGAATTTGGATACCGTAGCTTTTGATATATTACTTCTTGGTAATAAGCAAAGAAAAAAGCATTTACAACTACGCTAGGATCGGTACTATCAGCAGTTGTACGCGATAATCTAATATCAATCGGGAAAGTAGGAGAAGCTTTGAAATCTATACGATAATCTCTTTGATATGAATCTGCCGTCCGCCCCGTTATTGTATCAGCTTTCAAATCAGTAAATGTTGCATCACCAAAATATTTTATTTGTATCTTAAATCCAAAACTAGAACCAAGCACATCACCTTGGCTTGTATATTCTTCAAGCCTAGGTATTGAGATTGTAATTATTACGCCATCAGTGCTTGAATCAGTTATTGTTTGGGTTATAGGTAGCGCAAATTTCACCTCTTGATTTACCTGTACTGGATCAGATATTTCGCCGTAACCATTAAAATACGTTTGTGACTGGGTGCCGTAACGTAAATCAATTGTTACATCTTTATGGTTGTAATCAGTTGATTGCACATTAGCAAGATCTGCGCTTGCTGATAGTATTGCTACTTTATTTAGATAGATATCTTTTAATGCTGCAAGGTCATATGCAGCAGTATTTTTTGTTAATCCAGCAGCAGAAGGAAACCCTTCAATTTCACCTTCGCTTAATAAATCAATAAAAGTTGCATATTGCGAACTGGCTAATGTATCTGGAGTTCTGGTTGGTACTCTAGGGCGTGCTGCAATTTCAGCTTCGCGTTGCTGGTCTGCTTGCGCGTTCTGCCTGAGGTCATTGACGTAACTGGCTTGCGCTGCTCCTTTTAATTGATATGCAAAGAGAATTTCTGCTGCACTTGGCATTACACTACCTCCAGAGTACTAAAATGAGCTGAAATTATGATTGATCCTACAATAGTTTCGCCATAGATTAATGGTAATGTTGCGCCAGTTCTTGATGTATTTTGTATTCCACTAAACGAATATGATTTCTGCGGATCTAGCTCAGTGTCGCGTGTAGAAGGTGTTGCGAATCCAGGTGAGTAACTCGTTGGGCCAACCATAGATGGTGCCGCTAATTTTGGCACTGGTGTCAGCAGTTGCGCCACACCACCTAATGCAAGGCTTGCGCCAGTTCCAATTATTAACGAGTAAGCCGTAGCTCCAAGCCACGGTTGCCCGATAATAACCGCTGCTGCAATCAATACAATTCCCGCAATCACCTTGCCAACGGCGCCAGCACCTACAACCACCGGCACGATCCTTATGGTTTGTCGACC